CTTACAAACACCGACTTACGGCAAAGAATATATAATGATCAAGAGAGTATGATTGAGGATTCTCTCACCCCATTTGGTATAATAGATGATGGAACCGATCAATTTGAGGAGCCCCCCATCCTAGCTGTACCCAAAAACAACGATAGTTGGCTATTAAATTAGCGAAAATATAAATACCCCGAAGTCAACAAAAATAACCTATTTCTAGGGAGATAACTATGCCATTTCAAGTCAGTCCAGGCGTCAATGTATCTGAAATTGATCTGACTACTGTTGTCCCTGCTGTATCTACAACCGAAGGTGCCCTTGCTGGTGTTTTCCGTTGGGGTCCTGTAGAGCAACGTGTATTAGTCGATTCAGAATCGAATCTTGTAGCAAGATTCGGCAAGCCTACCAATTTAAACGCAGAAACGTTTTTTACAGCCGCAAACTTTCTATCGTATGGCAATAAGCTATACATCGTCCGCGCTGCCAACACAACAAGTTTAGCTAATGGAGCATTAAATGCTCTTGCCAACACCGGTAGTGTTTCTAACGTAGTAACATTTGTAGTTAAAAATGAAGACCATTATGATGAAAAAAATGATGCTGGGGTTTTCAGCGGCGATACAGACGTTAAGTTTATTGCCAAATATCCAGGCGAATTAGGCAACTCCTTGAAGGTTTCTGTCTGCGATAGCGCAAATGCTTATTCTAAGACATTTAACATCGTAGCTAATAATCTTATAAATGATTCAATAAATTTAACCAACATTAGCTTTACGGTCGGCAGTAATACAGCTCAAGTTAAAGTAGCTAACTCAGTGTCTGGCAACTCTCTAAATGCTCAAGTTGCAGCGGAAACAGTTATTGCTGGCCTTACAGTTGGCGATTTTATAGAAGCTGGTAATTCATCTATTGGTAAACAATATTTAAAGATTACATCTTTTGATGCTACAACTACTGGTAATGCCACCCACCAATTCTTTAATATTAACTTTGATAATAGATATAGTCTGTCTACCGCATACCAAAGCAATACATTTGTTCGCTACTGGCAGTATTTTAATTCTGTTGATGCTGCCCCTGGCCAATCCCCACATCAAGCTGCCTTTGGTAACACGTCAGCAGCTGATGAACTTCATATTGTCATTGTAGACGAAGATGGATCTATATCCGGCGTTCCTGATACAGTATTAGAAGTATATCAAGGATTGTCTCGCGCTACTAACGCCAAGACGGATAATGGAGCAACTAATTATTCTCGGGATGTTATTAACCAAAATTCAAGTTACATTTGGGTAGCTAACGACTTAACTGCTGTATCTAATACTGCAACTAACCTTATTTCTTCTGCTGCTCAAAAGCCAACAACAATATCTTTTGTTAGTGGCCAAGATGGAGACGGAGAAAGCAATGTTCCTGTAGGTACATTAGCATTAGCATATGATTATTTCAAATCAGCGGAAGACATTGATGTATCTTTATTGCTGGTTGGTAAGGCGCGTGGCGGTACAAATGGTGAGCAATTAGCTAACTATATTATTGACAACGTTGCGGAAAGCCGTAAGGATTGCGTTGTATTTGCCTCTCCTGATCGGGCTGATGTCATTAGTAACGCTGGTGATGAGTCAACTGATATTGTAACGTTCCGCAATTCTATGCGTTCAACATCTTACGCAGTGCTTGACTCTGGATACAAATATCAGTATGATAAGTATAATGACTTATATCGCTATATTCCTTTAAACGGAGATATTGCTGGTTTGTGCGTACGTACGGATGATACACGGGATCCGTGGTATTCACCTGGCGGTTTTAACCGTGGCCAGATTAAGAATATTGTTAAGTTAGCATTTAACCCACGCAAGGCAGATCGGGACATCCTTTACAAATCTGGTATAAATCCAGTTGTAACATTCCCAGGCCAAGGTACAGTATTGTTTGGCGATAAGACGTTGTTAGCTAAGCCAAGTGCATTTGATCGTATTAACGTACGTCGTTTGTTTATTGTGCTTGAGAAAGCAATTGCAACTGCTGCTAAGTTTACATTGTTTGAGTTTAACGATGACTTTACTCGTGCTCAATTTAAGAACTTAGTAGAGCCATTTTTGCGGGATGTTCAAGGTCGTCGTGGTATTTACGACTTCAAGGTAGTTTGCGATTCTACAAACAATACTGGAGAAGTAATTGACCGTAATGAGTTTATTGGTGACATCTATATCAAGCCAGCACGTTCTATCAACTTCATTCAGTTGAATTTCGTAGCGGTTAGAACGGGTGTTGAGTTCTCTGAAATTGTAGGGCAGTTTTAACGCCTCATAAATAAAGATAAGGAGAACAGACATGGCATTTAACGTAAATGAAATTAGAAGTCAGCTAAACTTTGGTGGCGCTCGTAACTCTCTATTTCAAGTAACAATCCAAAACCCCGGTAATGGGGTTGCGGATATTAAAGTACCATTTTTGGTACGTGCAGCTCAGATTCCTGCTGCAACGCTTGGAGTAATTGAAGTTCCATACTTTGGCCGTAAAATAAGATTGGCCGGAGACAGAACATTCGCAGAGTGGACAGTTACAGTCATTAATGATGAAGACTTCGCAATTCGTAACGCAATGGAAGAGTGGTCAAATAAGATTCAAACGTTCCAGACTAACATCCGGGATTTTGCTTCTGCCAGCCCTCTAAATTATAAAGCCAACGCGCAGGTTACTCAGTTTTCTAAAACTGGGGAAGCGTTGAGAACATATACATTTAATGGTATATTCCCAGTAGAAGTATCTCCAATCGAACTTGATTGGAATGCAACAGATACTATTGAAGAGTTTACTGTATCGTTTGTATATGATTGGTGGGAAGTTAGTGGTGGTACAACCGGCAACGCCGGCGGTGCTTAATAATATGGAGGCCGGTTAAATCCGGCCTCATTAATTGGAGTTAATATGGAATTCCTAGGCTTCGAATTTCGAAAAAAAGGTCCCGTTGAAAAACAGGACCTTGACGAATTTATCCCTAAACAAAATGACGATGGGTCGCTAGTAGTAGCTGCTGGTGGCGCCTATGGTACCGTCGTTGACTTAGAGGGTGCAGCTAAGAATGAAGGCGAGCTAGTAACCAAATATCGCGAAATGGCAATGCATGCAGAAGTGGATGCTGCTGTTGATGATATTGTTAATGAAGCTATTATTGTTGAGACGGAAGATACTGTTAGTATTAATTTAGACAAAAACAGAGATCTGCCGGACACTGTAAAAAAAGCAATTGTCTTAGAATTTGATAACATTCTTAGATTATTAGATTTTAACCATCAAGGGTACGATGTATTTAAACGTTGGTATGTTGATGGTCGTTTATACTATCATGCAATTATTGATAAGAATAAACCAAAAGACGGAATTCAAGAATTGCGCTACATTGATCCTCGAAAGATCAAAAAAGTAAAAGAAACAAAACGCAAAAAGATTAGCAACAATTATGCAGCCTCAGATGTTGTTATAGGAGAAAATGAATACTTCATATACAACGATAAGGGGTGGGGTGGTAGACCAGCAGCTGGTCCTGCATCCAGTACAGCAACAACAGGATTAAAAATTGCTAAGGATAGTATTCTATACTGTACCTCTGGTTTGTTAGATAAAACAAACTCATTGGTAATTTCCTATCTTCACAAAGCAATTAAGCCTCTTAATCAATTAAGGGCTTTAGAAGACGCTACAATCATTTACCGTATATCAAGGGCACCTGAGCGCCGCATATTCTATATTGACGTGGGTAACCTGCCTAAGATGAAGGCAGAACAATATCTTCGCGATATGATGGTTCGGTATAAGAACAAAGTTGTTTATGATGCATCGACTGGAGAGATCCGGGATGATCGTAAATTTATGACAATGTTAGAAGATTTCTGGTTACCACGCCGCGAAGGTAATAGAGGCACACAGATCGATACATTGCCAGGTGGTCAAAACCTTGGAGAAATGACAGACGTAGAGTACTTCCAAAAGGTAATGTACAAGTCATTAAACGTTCCTGTATCTCGTATTGAGCCTGATTACTCTTTCAATATGGGACGTGCTACAGAAATTTCAAGAGACGAAGTTAAATTTTCTAAATTTATTGATCGTTTACGTACACGTTTTAATCATTTATTTTTAAAAGCATTAGAAAAGCAATTAGTTTTAAAGCAAATTATAACACAAGATGAATGGAAAGCCATTGCAACGGATGTTAAATTTGTTTATGCAAAAGACAATTACTTTGCAGAATTAAAAAATAATGAAATATTAAACGATCAAGTAAATGCATATCAAGCTTTATTGCAAACTGGGGCAGTTGGTAAGTATTATTCCCATAAATGGGTCAGACAACACCTCTTTAGCCAAGATCAAGATATGATGGAACAAATGGATAAGGAAATTCAAGAAGAGATGAATAATCCTATTTTGAATCCTCCTGTAGAGCAAGACCCTCAGCAAAATGGCCAACAAACTTAAAAATGTATAAATAGTGGAGAATATATGACAACACCAACTTTTACCCCTACTGATATTGTAAATTTTGCTGCAGCAAAAGATGCTGTCAACATTAGTGCTGCTTTTGATCAATTAGTTGGTCAGAAGGTAGTAGATGCAATTCAAGCTCGTAAACAACACGTAGCATCAGCAATGTTTAATGATGCGCCTCAAGATGAAGTAGAGGCTTCTGCTGACGACGCAACAATTGCAGACGAAGAACAAGTAGAACAAGAAACCGAGGAATCCGATGAAGACACTCAAGTCACTAATTGAAACTTTTAGACAAGTTCAGAAACATGAACAGGGTGTACGTAAACCTGGAGTTACTGCGCCTGAGAAAAAGTTTGTAGGCAATACACCTGTTTCTTTAAAAGGAAACGTTCCAGCGCCAACTCTAGGAACTCAAGAGTTTATTGACGATCACGAGATTGAAATGTTGCCTGATGCTAATGGCAATGGCGATGATGTATTCAAAGCCACCAACGTTAAAACTATTGATCGTAAAAAAGAAAAACATGGTCATTCAGCAAAAGATAGTGAAAATGTAAATGAAATGTCAGCTGCTGAAATGAAAAAGCGGGAAGATATTGTTAAAGGAATGAAAAAGAATCTTTCTTCTTTTACACAACGATATGGCAAAGATGCTAAATCCGTAATGTATGCTACTGCAACAAAGCAAGCAATGAAAGAAGAAGTAGAAGAGCAGAAATACGATTCTATTCTAGAAGCCGTAAAAGTACATCAAGAAGAACAAGAGCTTGTAGAAGCATATGCAACTATCCTTGAGTCAATATACGAAGGGTTGGAGACAGACGAAGAAAAGCAGCACTTCGAAGAAATGTTAGATTCCGACGATGCTTTTGATGAGCTCGTTGAATTAGTAGAAAGCGTTGTAACAGAAGAGGAAGAACAATAATGGCAGAAATGGTAAAAATCATTGCATCGGAGATTGCTCTGACAACTGCTAACACAGTTAGCAATGCTTCTGTTGTACGTATTAATAATAACAGCGGTGCTGCAGTTTTAATTACACGCGCCAATGCTGGTACACTTGGTACGATTACTCTAGCTACTGGAGAAATTATTTATTTGCAAAAAGCACCATCTGAGACACTAGCATCGAACGTAGCAGTTCGTGCTGTATCTGTATCATTTAATTAAGGACAGGGAAAATGAAACTCTTTACCGAATTAGTAGAAAACGTTCAGTATGTCGTTGAGGAGAAAAACGGTAAGAAGGATCTATTCATTACTGGTCCCTTTATGCAAGCCGAACAAAAGAACCGCAATGGCCGTGTATACAAGTTAGATGTACTTGAGCGGGAAGTAGAGCGCTATAATAACGATTACGTTAAGTCTAACAGAGCTCTTGGTGAGCTTGGCCACCCAGAAGGTCCATCAATTAATCTCCATCGTGTTTCTCACAAAATTGTAGAACTTAAACAAGACGGAAATAATTTTATTGGTAAGGCAAAGATTTTAGAAACACCAATGGGATTGATTGCAAAGAATCTCCTTGAAAGTGGTGTTCAGTTAGGCGTGTCAACACGTGGTATGGGATCCTTGAAAGAGGTAGACGGTGTTATGGAAGTGCAAGATGACTTCTTTTTAGCGACCGCTGCCGACATTGTTGCTGATCCTTCTGCACCAGATGCATTCGTTCAAGGCATAATGGAGAACGTGGAATGGGTGTGGGATAACGGCATTCTCAAAGCGAGACAAGTTGAAGCCTACAAGGAAATTATTACAAAAACTAGCAAGCGGGATTTGAGTGCAGCCAAACTTTCTGTGTTTGAAGACTTCTTAAAAACGCTTTCGAATAAATAAACATATAAATAACAATATCATCTCAATTTAGGAGAAAACTATGTCTCAACAAGATTTACTAGAAAAAGCATCTGACGCAGTTGGTGGCGGTGCTACAGGCGTATCTAAAAGTGCAGATCCAGTAGCTACTGGCGACGCACACGCAAACCGCAAGGCCGATAAGTCCGAAGGCGAAAAAACAGCTAAGGGTCAAGGCGATGCAGATAAAAACACCCCAACAATGGGTGGTAATGATTCTGCTGAAGCTAACAAGAAAACAATTGCTACTAAAGCAAGCGCAGCATCGTCTTCCATGAAAGAAGAAATTGATGGCTTGTTTGGTGATGACCTTTCTGAAGAATTTAAATTAAAAGCAACAACTATTTTTGAAGCTGCTGTAGCTGGCCGTATTGCAGAAGAGCGCACCGCTTTAGAAGAAGAGTTTGCTGCTAAGACAACAGAATTAGAAGAAACTTTTGCAAAACAAAAAGAAGAACTAGTTGAGGAATTGTCTGCTCAAGTTAGCGACTACCTTGATTATGTTGTAGAGCAATGGATGGAAGAGAATCAAGTTGCTATCGACTCCTCATTGAATACACAAATTGCAGAAGAGTTTATTCAAAAGTTAAAAGGTTTGTTTGAAGAATCGTACATTCAAGTTCCAGCAGAGAAAATAGACGTTCTCGAGGAGCTTGCTGCTAAGCTAGAAGATATGGAAGAGAAGTTAAACAGCGTTGTTGCTGAGAATATTGAACTTCGTTCCGTAGTAGAATCTAAAAAGCAAGAAGACATTTTTGCTGAAGTTTCTGAAGGTTTAGCATTGACGCAAGTTGAGAAGTTCCGCACACTTGCTGAAGGTGTCGATTATGATTCCGCGGAAACATATCGTAAGAAGCTTGAGATTGTAAAAGAGCAGTACTTTACTGAAACTAAAGCTACAGCAAAAACAATCGAAGAGCAAGAAATGGTTGAGTTAGATGAAGAAGTAGCCCCACAGGCTAAGGCTCCTACAGGTCCTGTATCTAACTATGTTTCTGCTATTGCAAGAACAATCAAAAAATAAAAGTTTTATAAATAAGTTTAGACCCAATTTTTAACAAGGAAGGGAAACCACAATGTATCTATCTGAAGACATCCAAAATAAATGGAAGCCCGTTATTGAGCATGAGGATCTACCAAAGATCACTGATACTCATAAACGTTCCGTGACTGCTGTTCTCCTCGAGAACACAGAGCGCGCTTTGCGCGAAGCTGGTGGCCATGTCGGCGGTCAATTTTTGACAGAAGCCGCTCATGCTAACCAAACTGGCGCTGACATCGACACGTTCGATCCAGTGTTGATTTCGTTAGTTCGCCGTGCAATGCCAAATCTAATCGCGTATGACATCTGCGGCGTACAGCCAATGACTGGTCCTACAGGTTTGATTTTTGCAATGCGTGCTAAGTATAGCAATTCTTCTAACTCTGGCGTAGAGTCTTTCTACAACGAAGTTAATACCGCATTTGGTACAGTTGTTGGTGGTGCTAACACACTTGGTGACAAGCATGTTGGTGGCTATCCAGGCAACACAACCACTGGTACAGCAAACTTGGCTGAAACAGGCATTTATAACTACGGTTCTGGTATGGGCACAGCTCAAGCAGAAGCTTTGGGAACATCTGGTAACACAGCATTCCCAGAAATGGCTTTCAGCATTGAGAAAGTTTCCGTAACAGCTAAGACACGTGCTTTAAAAGCTGAGTACACAATGGAACTTGCACAAGACTTGAAAGCAATCCATGGTCTTGATGCAGAAACAGAATTGTCTAACATCCTCACAACTGAGATCCTCGCAGAGATCAATCGTGAAGTTGTACGTACAATCGCTGTAACAGCTCAACAAGGTGCTTCGTCTGGTACAACAACTGCTGGTCGTTTTGACTTAGACGTTGATGCTAACGGTCGTTGGTCTGTTGAGAAGTTCAAAGGCTTAATGTTCCAAGTTGAGCGCGAAGCTAACCAAATTGCCAAGGCTACACGTCGTGGTAAAGGTAACATCATCATCTGCTCTTCAGACGTAGCTTCTGCATTGCAAATGGCTGGTGTGTTAGATTACGCTCCTGCATTGAACAGCAATAACTTGCAAGTTGACGATACTGGCGCTACATTCGCTGGTGTGTTGAATGGTCGTATTAAGGTTTACATCGATCCATATGCAACAGGCAACTACATGGTTGTTGGTTACAAAGGTGCATCCGCATTTGACGCTGGTTTGTTCTACTGCCCATATGTTCCATTGCAAATGGTTCGTGCAGTTGACACAGGTTCTTTCCAACCTAAGATCGGCTTCAAGACTCGTTACGGTATGGTTGCAAACCCATTCGCAGAAGGTGCTACAGTTGGTTTAGGCGCCCTCACGAAGGACAGCAACGTTTACTATCGTCGTGTTCTAGTAGACAACATCCTTTAATAGGAAAAAAAGTCCCCGCAGAGGGACATTTAAAAGGCTCACTTCGGTGGGCCTTTTTTTTATCTGGATAAATAGTAGAGGAGGCAATTAATGTCATATTCAAATACTGAACCAGTTAATAAGAATTTTCTATCCCCTTTAGGATTTAAATTCGTTATTAAGAAAACACCCCACGTGAACTACTTTGTTCAATCAGTTAATCTTCCAGATGTGGAACTGGGAGAAACCTTTCTACCTACTCCATTCATTCGTACTCCAATTGCTGGTGATCATATTGAATATGGTAATCTAACATTTACATTTAAAGTAGATGAGGCAATGAAGAATTATTTGGAATTGTTTAATTGGATAAAAGCAATTGGATTTCCTAATAGTTTTGAAGAGCATAAAGCTGTTGACCCTAAATTTGTTCCTACCTACACAGGAGATGGAATATACTCAGATGTATCCCTCCTTGTCCTTTCTAGTGCAATGAATCCAATACATGAAATTACATTCATTGAGGCATTCCCTGTATCTCTTACAGACTTTTCTTTTGATTCTCGTTTACAAGATGTAGATTATATCGACGCAACTGCTACATTTAAATTTAGAACATTTAACATTACCTCGTTGTAATTGAGTCTTTTATAAGGGACAATAGTCCCAAATTGGTTTATTAAAGTGATAATAATATGAAGCTGGATGAAATACAAACAATGTGGGAGCGGGATGCGCAGATAGATCGCACTGAACTTGGTGAAGAGTCATTACGTATTCCCCAACTCCATTCAAGATACTTCAAACTATTTTCCCAAGAAAGGTTAGTTCTTCGAAAGATGGAAGCTGACTGGAAGCAGCTCTATAGGGATAGATTTGAATGGTACAATGGAACACTTTCTGAAGAATCGCTCAACGAACATGAGTGGCAACCAAATCCTTTAAAGATATTAAGAACAGATATTTCTATGCATCTGGAAGCTGATCAATACCTACAAACAATTGGGTTAAAGCTTGAGATGCAAAAAGAAAAGGTAGATTTTTTAGAAGCAATTATAAAGAGCTTAACTACTCGCGGATTTCAAATTAAATCAGCAATTGAGTGGGAACGGTTTAAGATGGGCGCTTAATGGCAGACATTTCAATTGAAAAGTATAACTCAGTATACAACAAGATACATTGCGATACTTCAATTGGGTATGAGCTAGGTCAATACTTTACTTTTCAAGTTCCTGGTGCTAAATTTATTCCAGCAGTAAGAGCAAAACGTTGGGATGGAAAGATAAGACTCTTTAATACTGGAACGCATTTAATATATGCAGGTCTTAATCACTACATTGAAGAGTTTGCAAAAGATCGTAGTTTAGAAGTAAATTATCTAACCGACTTCTCTCCAGAAGAGTTTTCCGTGGAGGAGGCTCGTCAATTCATGGCTAAATTGGATTTGACCATGGAACCAAGGGACTATCAGTTGGAAGCGTTCATACACGCTATAAGACATCAAAGAACCCTTTTATTATCTCCTACAGCATCTGGTAAATCTTTTGTTATCTTCCTATTAATATGTTATGCACTTTCCCACAAAGATGGGAAGTGCCTTGTTATTGTTCCAACAACATCTCTTGTACATCAGATGTGTTCTGATTTTGCCTCATACACAAATAATGAATATCTAAAAGATATGGCTCATAAGATCATGTATGGGTATGATTTGGAAACAGAGAAAAGAGTAATAGTATCTACATGGCAATCAATATACAAACTTCCTAAAAAATGGTTTCAAGAATTCTCTTGTGTTGTTGGAGACGAAGCCCATCTATTTAAAGCTAAGAGTCTAACAGGCATTGTTAGTAAGATGGTTGATTGTGACTATCGATTTGGATTTACAGGAACGTTGGATGGTACCCAAACTCACAAGCTAGTACTAGAAGGATTGTTTGGTCCAACTAAGAAAGTAACAACAACTGCAGAATTGATAGAGCAAAAGCATTTAGCAGACTTTACAATCAAATGCCTTGTCCTTAAATATACCGATGAAGAACGTCAATTGCTTAAGAAGGCAACATACCAAGATGAAATAGATTGGATTGTAAGACATGAGGGAAGGAATAAGTTTATTCGCAATCTAGCTTTGTCTTTAAAAGGAAATACATTAATCCTTTACCAATTTGTAGAAAAGCATGGAAAAGTACTAAACACTTTGTTTGATGGTAGAGGAAGAGATGTTACGTTAGTGCATGGGGAAGTAGATTCCCTCGTAAGGGAAGAAGTAAGACGGGTTGCAGAAAAGAACAACGATATGATTATCATAGCGTCCTATGGTACTTTTTCTACTGGCGTCAATATAAAAAACCTACATAATATTATATTTGCAAGTCCTTCTAAATCTCGAATTCGTAACTTA